CGAGGACCCCGAGTCGATCGAGGCATGGCTGGATCTGGTGATCCCGCGCCTGATCGCCGTCTCGGACCGCGGGGCGCGCTCGGCCGCCGTCTACTTCGATGCGATGCGCAAGGTCGAGGTGCCCAAGGCCGCCGAGTTCCGGATCGCGCCGGCGCTAGGCATGGTCGACGAGGGCGTGCGCAAGAGCCTCGAGACCGTGGGCCCCTTCGCCTACATGAACAAGATGGCCGACATCAAGCGCCTCGACGTGCCCAAGGCGCACGAGAAGGTCCTGCTGAACAAGGCCCACGAGACCGCGGCGGTGCGCCTCGCCGCGGCGGCCGTACGCCACGCCCAAGCCGGTGGTCGGCAGACCCTGCATGAGGCTGCCACTCGAGACGACGTCGCGCTCGGCTATGTCCGGGTGACCCAGGCCAAGCCCTGCTTCTTCTGCGCGATGCTGGCCAGCCGCGGCCTGCGCTACCGAGCCTTCAAGGAGGGTGCGTTCGACCTCTCTGATGCGCGCTTCACCGGCGACGGGGATGCCAAGGTCCATGACTCCTGTGGCTGCAGCCTCAAGCCGGTCTATGCCGAGGACGACGAGTTCGTGAAGCGCACCGAGGGCTTCGCCGACATGTGGGAGCGATGGGGCGCCGGCGGTGGCGATGCCACGCTGCGCTTCCGCCGCGGCTACGAGCACTTCCAGCGCACCGGTGACTACCTGACCTGGGATCAGGCGAACGAGGGACTGCGCGCTGCATGATAGCCTAGGGCGCAACAGGAGCGCGGCAAGGGTCGCTTCCGCACAGACCCAGGAGGTCACCGTGGCCAAGTCCACCCAGCACGTCGACAAGCTCGGATCGTACGACGACTTCAAGGCTCCGTGGGAGTCTGAGGCCGGCGAGGACGCCGAGATCGTCAAGGGCACGCTCAAGCGCCTGATCTACAACCTCAAGCAGGATCTGGCGAAGGCTCGCGACGCGAAGTCCGACGCCGAGGCCGCGGTCACCGCCGCCGAGACCGAGCGCGACGAGGCCAAGGCTGCCGCCTCCGATGGCACGGGCGCCGAGGCTCAGAAGCAGATCGACAAGCTCACCAAGGACCTCGAGAAGGTCACCGGCGAGCGCGACTCCCTGCAGGGCGAGAAGGACCAGGCCGAGCTCCGCAAGGAGGTCCTCGGTGACTTCGAGGCCAAGAACCCCAAGGCCGCCAAGTACGTCACCGGCACGACCAAGGAGGAGCTCGAGGCCAGCCTCGAGGAGGTCAAGTCCGACTGGGGCATCACCGACGAGCCGGGCGACGACGAGGGCGACGAGGACGAGACCCCGGTGGTGCGCACGCGCCCGAAGGCCACCCTCAGCAACCCCGCCGACCCCAACAACGGCAAGGGTGGCGACGCTCCGATCGACTTCGACAAGATCGCCGACGAGATCTACTCGGGCGGCTCCGTCTTCAAGTGATCCCTTCGCAGCGCCTCACCGGGCGCTGCGCCAGCGGCCTCGAGGTTAACGCCTCGGGGCCGCTTTGTCTCACCACCCGGACCTCGGGTTGACTTTGTTTCGTCGATAGCCCACACTGCCCCGCCGGCTCTGTGTATGCTTGCTGCAAGAGCGCTCCTCGAGGGGATGCGCATCAGCAGACATCCAGAACCTCCAGGAGGAAACCGTGGCAGTCCAGAAGGTCAAGGCGAAGAAGCAGGCGTCGTTCGCCCTGCCGATGGTCGAGAAGCAGCTCGTGCTGCCCCTCCTGATGACCATCGTCGGCAAGGAGAACTTCACCGGCGCGGCCAACGACACCGTCAACTTCAAGCTCAAGGACGGCTCGATCGCCACCGCGCGCGACTACGACTTCCGTGGCCGCACCGGCCCGATCGTCCTCGACGACATCTTCCAGACGGGCGGGAACATCCCGATCCGCCTGAACACCCACGTCGTCAGCGCGACCGGCCTCGAGGACGAGCACTTCACCCTCGACGACATCGACTTCGCCAAGGACGTGCTGGCCCCGCAGGTCACCGCCGTCGTGGAGCGCGTCGAGGCCAAGGCCCTGACCGCGATCCGGACGACCACGTCGATCAAGCACGAGGTGTCCTTCGGCAACGAGGGCGACCCGCACCTCATCGCCGTCGAGGCCAAGCGCCTCATGGACTCCGAGAAGGTCGCGCCGTACTCCGGCCGCGTCTACGTGGTCGGCAACAACATCGCCGCTCACTTCCGGGCCTCGGACCGTCTGGCGCTCTACACGAGCACCGGCCTCGAGGGCACGCCGGCCCTGCGCGACGCCGTCATCGGCTCCCTGTCCGGCTCGCCGGTCATCGAGCACAACGGACTCGACCCCGACGAGGGCTTCTACATGCACGGCACGTCCTTCGTGCTGGGCAACGCGAGCCCCGACGTCCCCCGCGGTGCCGTCACCGGCAACTCGGGCATCTCGCGGCGCGGCGTGTCTGTCCGCTGGATCCAGGACTACGACGCCAACTTCCTGCGCGACCGGTCGATCGTGAGCACCTTCATCGGTGTCAACGAGATCCGCGACGAGCGGGACGCTGACGGCAACTGGATCGTCGAGGAGGGCGAGTTCGACGCCGATGAGCTGGCCGTCATGAAGAACAAGGACGGCTCCGCTGTCGTCCCGGTCGCGGTCGGCACCCGCAAGAACGTCCGCATCGTCAAGCTGACGTTCACCGGCACCGCCTCGGTCCTCGACTGATCGCAGCCCCAGTAGGAGCCCCTCACCTTCGGGTGGGGGGCTCTTGCCGTAGTCTGGGAGGATGAAACTCTCCCCCAGCACGATGCTCAAGGTCCACGCCGGCGCCGGCCTCGCCTGCCTCGCGCTGTGGGTCGTCGCGATCCCGACGGGCTGGGTCAACTCCCCGGCCTTCATCTCGCACGTCAGCATGCTCGCGCTCGTCTACACCGCCTTCACCGGATGGCAGGCGGCCATGGCCGGGAAAGAGGCCGAGTCGGGGGATTGACAGACGTCCTGGCCATCGTGCTACGATCCTCCCAAGAGGTCCCGAGCCGGGATCCGTTGAGATGCCGGAGGGCGCTTCCCGAGGCTGACACGAGAAGACCGGGACGCCGGGATGCGTCCCGGCCGGTGATCTCTTTTAGTCCCCCCTAGCTCATCAGGCAGAGCGTCCGGTTGTTACCCGGAAGGTGCGAGGTTCGAGACCTCGGGAGGGAGCGCGCCATTAGCTCAGTTGGTAGAGCAGCGGATTCTTAATCCGACGGTCCGGGGTTCGAGTCCCTGACGGCGTACGGGGATGATTGGTGTCGACGAGGGGAACCCCGCACGCGGAACCCTCCGGACCCGGGTTCGACTCCCGGCATCTCCACCCAGAGGTTGATCTCCGTGATCATCCGACCCGAGGCTAGGGATTGATCACCCGACGCCCGAGGCAGTATCGGGAAGAACACCACGGAGGGGTAGGCCACCCGAGGAGCCGGGAAGGCCCCCGCACCAGGGCTCGGTGATGAACCGAGAGCGACCGGGCGGGGGCCTTCGCCTACCACATAGTAGGTAGTTCTACGTAACTAGGACTAGTCCGGATGGACTAGGGTCCGCCCGCGCGTACGATGAAGAGATGACCACGCGCGAGAACCGCTCCATGGAGAGTGTCTACGTGCGCGTCGTCGTCGAACTGGCCACCCGTGTGGTCGAGCTCGAGAAGGAGAACGCCGAACTCCGGGCTCGGCTCGATTCACTGGTACCATAGTGCCCATGAGCGACCTCCTGACGACCGCGACGCTGGCCAAGTGGACCCAGTCCGACGCGGCCGAGGTCGCCGCAGACCCGTTCGCGGTGGACCTGATCGACAAGGTCAGTCAGCTCATCTGCTTCATCGGCGGTCATGACGGCACGAAGCTCGACGCCGACGGCGTAGTCATCCCTGAGTGGGACCTCGCCGGCACCGGTGCGGCCATCCCCCCGATCGACGTCCAGATGGTCGCCCTGCAGGTGATCAAGCGCTCCTACGAGAACCCCGGACAGGTGATCCAGGAGGGCTCCATCGGGCCCCTCGGTGGTGACCGCGTGGCCGACGTGCAGGCGCTGTTCATGGACTTCACCGACGCCGAGCGCGCGACGATCGCACGCTACAACATCGACGGTGACCCCGCTGGCCCAGGCGATGGTGCGGGCGAGGTCTTCACGCTGCGCATCGACCGTGGCACCGACCTGCT